AGCGTTTCCCAAGAGTCCTCGAAGTCGATGCCGGAGGCCTTCGCCTGCTCTGCAGCCTCTCTCTCGAAAGCCTGCCGCGTGGTGCTGGCCGCCTTGGTGGCTTCGCTCTTGGATTGCTCCGCGCGCTCTGCCGCCAACTCCTCTCGTGCGATCTCCCGAGCCTGGGCTCGCACGAACTCACCGTAGTTCGCGAAATCCGACTCCTTCAGCTCACTGGCGCGTGCCTGGGTCTGCGGCTGCGGCGAGGTTCCCTTGCGGTAGACCTCCAGCTCGGCTTCCAGGCGCATCGCGCGGCGCTCTGCGTCCCCGCGTTGGCGGGTAAGTCGGTTGATTGCTTTCTGGAGCCCCGCGTCCGCTTTGCCCTTATCGGGCTGCTCGGAAGGCGTGTCCGCCGGGGTGTCCCCCGTGGTGGCCGGTGCTGAGTCGGCCGTGGTGTCGGCAGCAACGGGCTGAGACGCGCCCGCATTCGGAACATGAGCATCGCTCACATTTGAGGAAACGTCAACAGCGCCTGATACGTCGCTCATGTGATCATCCATTTGAGTTGTGAGATCCGCTGATCCCGCGCGCGGTGCTGCTCTGGGCTGTATGCCCACGGGCTAATCAGGTGGTGCATAAGCTCGATGAATCGGGCCTGCAGGAAGACTACCTTTGGGTCGATGGCCACGACGTAACGAGAATCGATTTGATAGCTGGAGAGACGAGCGGGCATCATGCTGGCGCCCCCGTGCCATCCAGCGTCTCAAGCTCGACCAACCCGCCGCCGCCCATCATCGGCTCAGAAGGTGCCCCCATGGGCATCTCGGCCGGTCCTGCGGGTGGTGCCATTCCCTCGGGAGGAGCGCCCGGCTGCTGTCCGCCCTGCCCGGCAAGCTGCTGCACCATCTGCATGAGCTGCTGAACCTGGCCGCCCAGCGTCTGGAGCTGCACGACCATGCCGGCATTCTCCAGATTGATCTTGGTCGTCTCGGCCACGATCTTGTCAGTGGTCGCGCCGTCCTTGAGTGCGGTTGCGGCATCCTTCGCAGCGGCGGCCTGCTGCTCAGGCGTCGGCGGCGGCGGCTCTGCCGGTTCGTCGTCCTTAAGTCCCGGAGGCAAGGCGCGCTCCATGCGCTTGGCAATCTCGTCGGCTCCCGGGAAGTCCCCATTGCGGATGACCAGATCGCCGGCAAGTTGCATCAGAGGCGGATAGGCTTGGGCAAGTGCCGTCATGTTCTCCCACGCCTCGGCCCGCCGGCTGGCGAAGCTGGGCCCCGTGGTGACGTTCACGTCGTATTCGCCGTCGTCGAGATCGTAGGCGGGTTCTTGTTTGCCGTTGGGCAGCGTCTCCGGCTCCGTGGCGTTGACGGTGATCATTTCCGCCGTGCCGTCCTCCTTGAGGACGCGGACCATGCGCTCGTTGTCGTAGATCTTGGGGATGATCTCCGCGAGGATTCGGCCGGCATAGCCCAGCGCGCGCGAGAGGTTGTCGGGATAGAGGAACGTCCCGGTGTCGCCTTCCTGCTGCTTGCGGGCGATGGCAATACCGCTGGTCTCGTTGCTCGGGGCGCCGAGGCTGGCCTTGTAGATGCCGGTTACGGCCTCCAGGTCGGCAGCGGCCATGGCGTACTGTGTATCCAGGCCCTGAGACGCAATCGGCGGCGGGGAACGCTCCGGCTTGCTGTTGGGTGCCAGCGGGTCGACGTTGTAGGGCAGGAACGAATGGTTCTGGCTGCCCGCTGTACGCCAGATTGGCTCATAGCCCTTGATGTGCCCGACGGAAGCCAAGAACGGCGAGCGCGGCTGCAGCGCTACGGCTTCCGCGCCGGCAGAGCGGGAGTAGTTGCACATGCGTTGCGGGTCGCGCGCGTCATGGACCATGCCCTTGCGCCGCGTCGCGCCGTCCATGGTGATCTCTTCGCCGACCACCACACAGATGGGAATCAGGCTCCCGGGGAACTCGTGCGGGCCGCTCAGGATGTCCTTGCCCGACATCATGTACATGATGACCCTGAAGTCCTCGACCTCGCGCTGGCGGAGGACCACAACGCCCGATTCCTTGGGCGGCTCTTCCTCCATGACCTGTCCGTCAGACCACTCGTAAAGCGTCGTGGTCACCGGCTCGCGCACCCAATACTCAGCGACGCGGATGCCCTCTTTCGGACGCCATGAGAAGCTGTTGGAGTCGTTCGGCAGCGGCACGTCGTCGGCCACCATGCCGGGCCACTTCTTCTCATAGGCCTTCTTCGAGAACTGCTCGAACACAAACCCGTATTGCATGTCGGACTTGTCGAGCAGGACCGCGAAGGGGTCGATTAGGAAGCCGAACGGGTCGCGAATGGGCTTGAACCGGATATCTTGGTCAAAGCTCTTGCGCGAGCTGTACTCGGTGACGATGCGGAACGCGCCCTGACTGGCGATGGCGGCATTCTCGGTGGCTGTGATGTAACAGTCCTTGGCGCTGGACTTCTGCTCGATGTGGCGTGTGATCCCGTTGTAGGCCTTGGCTGTCTCAACCGTGGCCTCACCCTTGGCCGGCAGGAACTTGATGGCCGGCGGGTTCTTGCGGAGGTCGCCAGTCATCTGGCGCACAAACTGCGGCAGGCGGTTGATGGTGAGGACAGGCCGGTCCTGGCGCAGGTCCCGGGCCTTCTGGTCCCATTGGTCGCCGGCATAAAACTTCTGGCAGTCGCGGCCCTGCACAATGTTCTCGCGCTCGGCCGTCCACGCCTCTTCGGCGCGCTCCAGCGCTTCCTTGTGGATCTTCTCCTTTTCGGCCCTGGACAGGGTCTTGGCCTGATAGTTCGGAGGGGCGTCGCCGCGGCGACGGACGGGCTTGCTCATGCGGCCATCCAACTGCCGGCGCTCGGCGGCATGGTTTCGATGCGGGGAGTGCTGGTTTGCGGCTCTTCGTAGACGACGCACATCAGCCCGAAGGCATCGGCGCCGTTTGACGACCAGTCGTGATAAGGGCCAAGGCCGATGTTGCGCTTCTCGTCCTTGTGCTCGTGATACCAGCCCAAGGCATCTCGGCCCGGACGTGTCGGGGCGTCGTTGAACCAGATCATCGGGAAGCGGCGGCGACCGGCCTCCACGCGCATCATGGCGGCACCCGGGCCCTGATTGGGAACAGGTGGCGGCACGTCGAAACCAGCCTCACGGAGCGCGCTCTCATAGGAAACGCTATAGACGCGGTCATGGGTCTTGCCGTCGTGCGGCAGGATCATTTGGGCGGCGCTGTAACCGCGCTCGCGCAGCCAGGCGATGTGGACCGACAGCGGCTGCCCGACTGCCTCGTAGTAGTCGAGAACGCGGATTTCACGCCCAACGAACTGGGCAATCCAGATGGCGCAGGCGTCGGCCCGCTTGCCTGTGCCGCCGATGTCCCAGAAGGCCCGGACCGTCATCAGCGGATCCTTGGCCACGTTGCCGATGCGGCCCTGTGCCTTCGCCTCGGTCAGGCACTTGGCGTAATAGGCGCCCTCGATCACCGAGACGTAGTCTCCTTCCCATATATGCGGGTACTGATCGGGGCGTTCCGCTTGGTCGCGCTGGCGGGCACGCTCAAGCATGGCCGGGAACTTCGGATTGTCCCGCCAGTTCATTTCAACCACGCGGATCAGCGGGTCGTTGGCGTTGCGAAACCGGCTCTCAACGGCGGCCGTTTTGCGCTTAGGGTTCCAGGTCGGCCACAGCTCGGCGTTCCAGTCCTCCCCCTCCTCGCGAAGAGTCGGGATCAGCGTCGACCACGCCTCTGCCGTCACAGGCTCGGCCTCATCCACCCAGCACAGGAGGATTCGGCCCTTGGACTTCACGCTCTCAATGGAGCGATCCAGGCCCACAAAGGCATAGGAAATGCGCCCGTCGTGGCTTTTGATGTACTTTTCGCCGACATCGTAATAGGCCGCCAGGACCGGCTCTTCCTCGATCGCGCGCTTGACCTCCTCCAGCGAGGAATCGTCCAGTGAGTTCATGTACTGGCGAGCGCACAAAATAATGCCGGAGACGCCCGCCTCGCCGAACATCATGCCGCGAACGGCTGTCATCTTGGCAAAGCTGCGGGTTTTAGCAGAGCCTCGGCCGCCATAGGCCCCGCGCACGTCAGCGGGCCCGATAAACAGGCTTTTCAGCTTTGGCGGCAGGGCGATCTGGACGGCTGTCACCCGCTGAGATCCACGAGCTCGATGCGGGTCACGCGGATGGGCTGGCTGTCAGCGTCTCCACCTACCAGAGCCTGGGGCACCTTGCCGTCGAGCCGGTCGCCGATTTCCTTCAGGGCGGGAACATCGCCAGCAATAGCTGAGCGGAACAGCGCAACGGCCGCCGCCTCAAGCTTGGTCTTGCCCTTTCGGGGATCGTCAACAAGCTGGAGTGCGGTCTGACGCAGAGTGTCGCGCCAAAGCTTGTCCTTCCACGGACCGCTTGGGCGGCCCCCGGTTTTACGCGCGCTAACCTCTTGAGACTTTGCGGCCTTTCCGGCCATGGGCTGATCGCTCTGTTGTGGAGCTTCAGCTTAGAAAAGAGGAGCAGGCTACCTTAGAAAGTCAAGCCCTGCTGCATCGTGCATGAGCCAGTCTCGGCGGCTCCAGCCTTGGCGTTGGTTGTAGGGCTTCCATCCTAGGGCGCGGCGATGGTCCTGCACGGTCTTCAGAGCGCATCCTGTCGCGCGGGCGACCTCGGCGTCAGGCACGCGGCGCTCGACCATCTCTTGGGCTTC